GCATTTTGTTTCTTTTGTAAATTTATCAATAAGAAAATCTAATAGTTTTGGATTCATAAAATATTTACCTTGATTAGGAGATTTTTTAAATTGAATTGTTCTTGAGATGTGTTGAACTTTTTGTGTTTTAGTTTTCATTGTTAGATGTTTTAGTTTGAAGGTGCTAAAGTATACTTTTCTAAATTACTGTGCAAACTTTTACACAAAAAAAGTGTATTTATTTACATTTACTAGATAAGAGAATTGTTAATCTTTTTTAAAAATAGGCATAAAAAAAGAGGATATTCTCAGAAAATACCCTCCTTTTTACAAACCAAACACTACACGTTAACAATTAAGTTAACCAAAAACCATTGCAAATATATTAAAAAATATGAGTTAAGTGTGCTATTTGACCAAATTTGTTATGTATGAAACCTTCTACTGCTTTAATGCTACCAGTATAACCTTTTTGATAGTGCCACGAATCTGTACCACTTGGAGAGCGTAAAAACTCTACTGTAACTCCTATATTATCAAAAGAACTCATAAACTTATATCGTTGCTTATGATGTAAGTGATGTAAATACCAGTATCTATATTTAGTATCTGCCCACATCTTTGGCTGTTCTTGAGCCATATGTAAAGGAAGATTAGGAAGTTTAGCTCCGTCTCCATGAGTCAATCCTATTAAACTATTTTTGTATTTATAATACTTACGGTGCTTAGGTTCAGCATCTACGCTAACAGCTTTTGTATTACGATACCAAGACTTCAAAGCGTGTGCTAAATGAAAGCCACTCATATAGTCGTGATTACTCATAGAGTGTACGCAATCAACTGGAGCTATTTGCATAAGCATTTCTACTACCTCAACATAAAGCTCTAAAGCATCTGTAAAGTGTTTATACCATTTACCATCGGTATCTTGAGCTGTACCTTTTGTAGTGGTTTTATGTACGTTATCTGTATGTAGTATGTCATTACCTATACAAAATAATATACGTTCAATAGGATAGCCTTCAGCGTTTCTTAGAATACCTTTAACCCCTTCTCTAACTCTTTCTTTAGCTATTTCTATATTGTAGTCGTTACCAGTTTCTGAAGCATCGGCATACTTACCGATATGTACGTCTGCTGGGTTTATTATAAGTAAGTGTCCATTCTTTCTAATAGGATAATCAATGGTGGGATACTTAGGAGCATAGTTAGATATAAGCTCCTCAATAGATTGTAGAAATTCATCTTTGGTAAATTCATTGGGTTTAGCAAATATGGAGAACTTTTGGCTCTTGTACCAATAATGACTAACAGAACTAGGATTAATACCAGCAGCTTCACATTCATCATTTAGTAAAGATTGCCTTTCTTTGTCGTTTCTGTATTTGTCTATTAATTGCCATTCATCTGTCTTTAGTCTATACCTTTTTTCTTTTGTCATTTTTTGTTGATTTTCTCTAAACCTCTTGAGCCAAAATAAGCACCTATACAAGTGATGAGAACTATCTGCAATAGGTCTACCCATTGCTTTTCTACTTTAAATGTAATTGCTCCAGCGTCAATAAATATAAGTAAAGTAGTAGAAACTACAAGCCAAGCTAAAACTAACGGTCTAATGTTACGAGGAAGCCAACTAGATTGCAGGTTGTCAGACTCCCATCTTTTAGTTACCTCTTGCTCTATTAAAGCCTCTTGCTCTTGAATAATCTTTTGAAGCTCGTTTTTTAGTTGTAACTTCTCCTCTTGACTGGTTATTACCTCATCAATTATCTTATCAGCTTTAGGTAATAAGTTGCTTAGTATGTTTGTTAGTATAGCCATATTGCATCAGTTTTATCATCGTTGTCAGCGTGTATAAAAGTTTTAGATATACCAATTCTAGTAAATCCAGCTTTTATCAATCCACTAACTATCTTTTGTCTTGTTACACTATCAGCACAAGCAATATCTACAGCTCTACCTTTTAGATGGCTACTGTTTTTAGAACTATTTTTCAATGAGTTATTTTTTTCTACACTTCGCCAAGTGCTAGTTAATTTAAAAGGTGTGTTAGCGTAACCTCTAGCCTCATCTAACATCTTTAGTAGATTAGAATCCATTTTGTCATAACAGACTACACCATCACACGTAAACTCCTCAACATTAAAATAAATCATTATAGCTTACAGTTACAATGCCCTAAGCAAACCTTACCAAAACTTATTTTATAAATTATATCACAGATTATCTTTTTCATTTTTTTTGTTTTATAAATTCTAATATAATATCTATTTTCTTTTTCATTTCTTCAATATTTTCTGCTGCTTTTTCGTGATGTCGACTAAATTGGTTTTTAACCTCATATAACGAAAAAACTAAGAAACGATATAAAGCGTACAAAGCACCTAGCAATAATACTAAAGGCAAACCATAACCCTCTATCAATTCTAGTATTTGTTCCATTATCTTCCCTGTTTATTATAAGGCTTTTTATATTGTATGCCTCCTTTAGTTTTACTTCTATTTTTTGAGTGTATTCCCTTTCTTTTTTTCTTAGACTTAGCTCGAAAATTATTTGATATTAACTTAGCCATTTTTGTTGTTTTTAAAGTGCTTTGTCATTATATTAATGATAGAGTTATAGACTTACTTAATCCAGATTTAGTTGCTGTCATTACTATATGATAAGTGTCTTTACCTCCTTTAATTTTAGATGGTACTGTAATCATATCTCCAAATGATATTGCTGTACTCGTACCACCTTCTAAAGAAACTTTAGCAGAATTAGCAGTAATAGCACTAGCTTGAGCAGTTGTTATCCCTACCTTAGCTGTATTAGCAGTTATTGCATTAGATTGAGCTGAAGTTAAAGTATCAATATCATTAGAGACATATCTTCTTAATTCTTCTATGTCTTCTTGCATTTGTTGAATTATATACACCAAACCAGCATTAAGAAGTAAATTTGTGTTATCTATATATTCTTTATTATTAAAAGCATCCTCTAAAATACTTTCTTTATTCGCATCAATAGTTTTACTATCTGAACTTGCTCCAGTTTTTCTATTGTATAGTTCTTGAGATTTCTTATCTGCTAAAGCCATTATTTTCTATTTTTTCTATAATGTATGTATTTGTCAAGTGTGTAAATTATACCTAGAGTCAATCCAATTATTTGTAATATTTGCTCTACATTGCTTAAACTAATGCCAATTGTTAAAGTATTTACAGTTAATACGTCTAAATTATCTTTTATAAAATTCATTATCTTGGGTCAAAAGAGATTAATATTTCAATATTTGCTATGAAAGCATCACTATTGCTTACGCTACCAGTAGCTTTGAAAGTTGGCATTATACAAGTATTAGATGCTAGATTGTGTGTTAGGTTGTTACTCCTATAAAAGTTATAAGTCGCATCGTTTTGAGATGTGAATGCTTGTTCCTCTATTAAGCTGATTGTTTGACTTGAATTACTATTAACAGCTATTGGTAATTCAAACAAAGAAATTGTGCAATTTCTACCAGTTGCACTTGTAGTATTCAAAGTGTATTTTATGTTTTCAATTTTAGCACCATTAGAAGGAGTTAAAAAGGAGCTATATAATGAAGCAAAATCAGCATCTACACTATCTCCATCAGATAAAACAGACCCAGCATCTTCATCAAATATAGCTGTTATCATACTATCTCTTAAAAGATTATTAGTAGAATTATTTTTTTTGACTACCATAGGAATATTGACTGTTGTATATTCTCTAAATATAGTATCCCACTTTGCTAAGTTGCTTTGAATGACTATGCTACCTTCTGGAATTAGAGTATCAAAAGTAGCAGAAGTAAATCTCACTTTATTAGAGCTAGATTCTAAGTCATTTGATAACGTGATTGGGTATTCTCTACCTGTACCTTTGTGTACTATTAAAACTGTTTCTCCAGCCTTAGCCGTAGTCATTGTAGGATTGAATACATCTATAGAAGTAAGCGTGTTAGTAGTAGTGCTTTCTGATATTGTAGCTAGTACATTACTATTTAAGTATCCTTGTAGACTCATTTTACCAAGAGTTTGTATTTATTGTGTTAGAAGTGTCTAGTGTTTGTGCTTCAATAACATCAGTTAAAGAAGTTGTATTTGTGTTTATTTCATAAAACTCTCCCTTCCAAGTATCGTCATTAGCTATAAATGTAGTCTGATAAGGTATAAATAAAGAGCTATCTATTGTGATTCCGTTGTGAAACTTATAACCATTTGTGCTTACATTGTTTGTCAATATTTTTAAAGCACCATCAAAGACTCTTGCTCCTTCATTTTGACCAGCCATAATCTCATTAACTAACAGCATAGAGATTGCTTTTCCAGTTCCAGCACCGTAAGCTACCCAAGTTATATTAGTTCCGTCATCAAAAGCACTACCATTATAACACTCTAACCTTCCTACGTTTGCTCCAGTAGGTCCTGAGCCTATTTGTAACTCTCCAACGTCATAAGTAAGACCGTTAGCTATATTTTGAGATGTTACAAATACTTGCTGAGAAGTGCTTTCCCCATTTATGTATAACTGAAATATCTGGTCATCTGAATTTTCTGGAGCTGAAAATATATATAATTTAGCTTGGTCAACAGCCCCAGCTATTTCATCGTAATCGGATACGTTGGTACTACTTCCGTAGTTATAAAAGACTTTTGCGTAGCATTCAAAATATAAATCTCCAGCTATAGGAATTTCGGCAGTTTCAAAGTTTAAAACAAAAGAGCTTAAATCGTTACTTACGTTAGGAGTTGCATTAAATAATGAAGATGAGCCAAAAATAGTATAGGGTACATTATAATCTGGAGCGTTTCCCCAAACATCGTTAGTTGTCCATTCTGCTAGTCCTCCATTAGTATAAGTAGAACGAGCGTATCTAACATCTCCAGCACCATCATCTAGCTTTAATCTATGATAAAATAGAATAGATTGATTTGAGGTAAAACCCCAACCAGAATAAGTTGCATTGATAGCTCTATTAAATGTTCTATTAACTTTTATTGTTTGTCCGTCTAAAACAACTACTCCACCCATATAATAAGAAGCAAAGTCTGTAGAAGTAGATAAATCATTTACTCCATAAATACCTGAATTTGTATTAAAACCTAGTCCAGTAGAATGCCATCCATTCCACGCCACTAAGGAATTATTTACAGCGTCATTAGTGCCACTAGCGTTAGTTATTGTTGAAGGGATTAAGTCATAACTACCGAACATCTCATAAGTTACTTTAGCTTGTTTTAAAATACCTAAGTAGTCAAATTTATTACCAGCTAATCTAACTATATTAGTGCCATCTTCAGTAGTATTTAAGTCTATTGTACCATAAAAATCTGGAGTAAATGTTCCACCATTATTACCTTTCTTATAGTCTCTATAGAACTGGTCAGCACTATCCATCTCTTCATAAGTATTGACCTGTATGAAATACCATATACCTTCACTTAAAAACAGCCTAGCTCCAAATGCCTTACAGATTTGATTTAAAACTTTAAAAGCTGTTTCTGGTTGTCTAACTCCGTTAACATCTATAGGAGCGTAAGCAGCAGCTTTAAATCTTGTGTTATTTAATGGGTCAGTAGAGTTGTTTCTAGGTATTTGTGAATTAGTCCAATCTACCATAGTTCTGATAAATCGGTCATCAGTAGCCCAGTTGTTATCAGTATCTATGTCTGTATTTATAGCATTAAATACATATCTATAACAACTATAAGAAGTATTAAAATTATAAGCAACATCTTCATTAAAAGGGATATTTTCTAATGCAGCTAGACCACATATTGCTGTTAAAGAAAATTGAGTAGGTAATGACTCGTCTGCTTCTGGGTTTATTTCGTTTAGCAAATTACCAACCCAAAATAAATAATAAGTATTTCCGTTAACAGAAGACTCAATTTTAAGTTGCCATTTTTTATACTGAGATGTTCTTATAGAATTTAAAATACTTTGCTTCGGTGCTGTAGAAGTCTCGTTGATAAAAAATGTAAACTTAACCTCTGATGGTATTAGTCCTGTGTATCTATCGTCAGTATCTGTTTGGTATGTTAATTCAAATCCATTACTTGCTGCTTCTACTTCATATTCTGTAGAAGTCGAACTTAGTGTATCTATAATAGAGACCTTATAATATGTACCTCTATCACTTTGAAATTCACTTGTTAATCTAGTATCTATAGCCATTAGTAGCCTCTTGTTCTGTTTCTATTGTTTCTTGCTCTATCTGAGCTTAGTAATATATCAGCTCCACTTATTGTACCAAATACTTGCACACCATCTCCACCTCCTATCATTGATTTTAATTGATTTAGAGGTGCTACTACTTCTGGATTGCTTATAGAAGTTCCTGGTCCTTCGCCTATCAATCCTAAAGTAGGTCCAGTAACTAAACCACCATCAGCAAAACCTATAATTTTCATAACTGAATCGCTAAAAGCACCAGCAGCCAAGTCTAAACTACCAAATCCTAATACGCTTAGTATAGCCTTCATAGCTAACATTGCTGCTATTTGAGACATTAATGCTTGAAATGCTTTCTTAGACCCTTCAATAAATGATTTAAAAAAGCCTTCAGAGCTTTGTAATGATTGAGCAAATACTCCTTGAATTACATTACCAAAAGACATAAAGCTACTTTTTATATCTAAAGCTAATTGTTGCATAGGAGTAATAACATCTACTAAACCTTTAGCCTCTACTGTAGCCATTTCGAATCCTTTAGCTACGTCTTTTAAAGCAACTGCGGTAGCTTTTATTGGTTCAACACTTTGAGGAATAGGACTTCTTGACTCTTGTGTTGGTTTTACTGGCTTTGGCTTATGTCCTAATACCCCTGACTGTATAGCGTTCATTAAGTTCGCTTGTAATTGTGAAGGGTCTGGAGTAGCTCCTTGAATACCAAAATCTAAAGAAGTGTCTAATTCATCTTTAGCTTTTTTAACTCCTAAAATAGAATCTCTTAAATCATCAAAAGTCTTTTTTAAAGGTTTAAAATGACTAACAATAAAACTAGCAGCTAAAATTAATCCACTTACTATTCTACCTTGTGGAGTTAGATTCATTAACACTTGAGCAACTAATCTCAAAGCTGGTAAAAATTTACCTAAAAAGAACTTTCTAAGAAAAGCAAAGGCTTTTACCAATCTACCAGCTATAGATATAATAGGTCCTAATACTGCTGCAAATCCAGCTGCTTTTAAAGCTGCTGTTCTTTGTTCACTAGAAAATCTATTTGTAAACTTAGCTAAGTCTCTTAAAGAAGTTACTAAATCTTTAGCTAAAGGTAAAATCTCTACACCAAGCTCTATAGCAACATCTTCAAGCTCTCCTTTTAATATTCTTAATTGATTAGCAAATTGTTCAGATGTTCTAGAAAAATCTCCAACTGCATTTTGACTTTGTTTTAATGCTAATTGATAAGTTAAGTTAGCTTTAGCAACTCTATCAAGTTCTTTAAATACTAAGCCTTGGTCTTCTGCAAACCTCTTTAAGTCAGCTTCAGTTATTGCTATACCTAACTGCTTTATAGATTCTCTTTCTCCAAGTAGTGCTTTAGTCAAAGCTAGACTAGCTCCTTCAGCACCTCCAGCAAAGTTTGTAAAAGACGCTAAATCTACAGCTAATTCATTTACTTGATTAGAAAGTAATAGAGCTTCTTGTTGTGTAAATCCAAATCCAGTTAATAAATCTCCAGTATCAGATAGTAATTGCATTGATGCTCTTGAGCTTAATCCAAAGTCATCAGCTAAATTCTTTGCAGTTAAATTAGCTTGTTCTCTTATGTCTCTAAATACAGTATTAAACTTTGATTGCGTTTCTTGAAAATCAGAAGCTAACTTCACAGCAGCAGCACCTAAGCCAAGAACAGGAAGTGTTATGTTTCTAGACATAGTGTCTCCAAAGCTTTGCATCTTATTACCAAATCTTTGAATAGATTTAGTAGACTTTCTTAATGCACTCTGAAACTGCTTATCGTTTAACGATAGCTTAATACTTAAAGTTTTTTCAGCCATTTTTATTATTTAGCAATTCGTATTTCTTCTTAACATACTCAGCTCTTTGTCTTTGTTGTTCGATGTCTATTTCTTTCTTAGTCTTTTCCCATTCAAACTTAATAAGTTTCTCTGGGGTTAAAGATTGACCTTTCTTAGTGTGAGGCTGTAAGTTACAACAAGCTAACCACCGTACTCTTTCCCACTCAAACCTCTGCTCTAATTCAAACCTATCATTCCTACCCTTTTGAATACAAAAGAACTCGTGAAATGTTAGCTCCCAAAATTGACTAGGTAAAAGTCCTAGACCGTAAGCTACAGCCTCTAGACTATCCCAGTTTATTTCTTTGTCTTCGCCACTTTTTTCGTGGCTTTCACGTTTCCCTCATCTTCAAACTTAGCAGAAAACTGACTAGAGAATACCTCTAATACTTTATTTAAAGCATCAAAGTCATCATCTAAAAGGTCTGCAACATCATCAACATTTAAAGAACATTCTTTACCGCTAACTCTAGCTCCGTCTTGTAGACCAGCTAGAATTAATTGACAAGCATCATCTAAACTCATTCCTTCTCCTAGCTTGTCTAAATCTTGTAAACTTCTACCAGTTGCCTTAGTGAAGTTTCTTAGACTATTCATCCCAAATCTTACTGGGTAGTCTTTACCGTTTATTATTACTATTTCGTACATTTTGTTGGTTATTAGTTTTATTAGTTGGAGCAGAGCCGAAGCCCATACCCCAACCAACAAAAGGATTAAACAGTTGTTACAGTTAATGCTCCAGTTCCCTCGATTGAACAAGAGTAAGTAGGTGCATCTTCAGTACCAGCAGTAATTTCTAGACTTGTAACAAATCCAGAACCACTATAGAAATAGTCTCCAGCAGAAGTAGAAGATAGAGTGAATGTAAATGTTACAGCAGTTCTTGCTAACATTTGAGTAGTCAACTCATCTACTTCAGTATCAGCAGCAGTCGAAGGGTTAAAGTCCATAAGACCATCAGCACTAAGGCTAAAGCTCTTTTGACCTCCAATGATGTCTCTGAAACCAGCAGAATCTTTATTAGAGATGTCTATAGGGTCTACGTTAATACTTAAACTAACATTCTGCGAGTGCATTAGCTTCGCATCAGTGCCTCCATCTGAAGGACTTACTTTTAGGATTAAATCCGTTCCATTAAAAATTGCCATTTTATTTTATTTATAATTTATAACTAGTTATCTAAATCTTTTGGAGTTTCGTCTTCCTTAGATTTCTTCTTTGTCGGCTTTGCAATAGCGTCTTCATTAGCAAAATGATTACGCTCTTTTCTACCAACTTCATAAGTTTCGCCTTTGATGTATTCTACACCTCGAAACTCAATATCTTTTTTCAATTTAATTTTATACATATCTATCTATTTATGTTAAATCTGTAATCTTGTCTTAGACCGTAAAACCCTTGCTCTCCAGCAGAATCGTCAAATATTTCACTCTCATTTTGAAAAAATATTTTGTCTACTTCTACACCATTAAAAGTACCACTATTATAATCTAAAGCAGTTCTAAGTCTTTCAGATATACGACTTATATCTACATAAGTAGTACAATATAAACTTATTTGAACATCTACATAATCATAAGTGCTAACTCCGTTCTTAGTGTTGTTCGGTATATCTGATACTACTTGATAAGTTACATAAGGTAACAAAACGGTTACAGGAAATTTATATCGACTTGGAAAGATTCTAGGGTTAGAGCCAGACTCAGAAAGTACAGATAGTACACTAGGAGTGTTGATTAAAATATTATATATTGCTTTACCTACATCCATTACTTCATCCTTTTATCAATGAGCTTTCTTATTTCTTTTATAACACTATTTAAAGTTGTATTACCTTGACTAGTTGCTGCGGTATCTAACATTCTTAGTCCTGGCTTACCTCTAAATCCATACTCTAAGAAATAGAAATAAAATCCAGACTTTTCTTTAGTTGCAAATTGTCCTACTTTAATAGTTTCTTTACCTCTTTTTATTTCAACTTTTTTACCACCTTTTACTCTTGGACCTACAAATACAGTTGGTGGCATACCCTTAACATTCTTTCCATTTATTATAGCCAAAGACTTTTTCAGTCTACCAGACTTTACTGGCACTAATGATTTAAGCTCTTGTAATATTGGCTTTGCAGCTTTTCTCATTCCTTGTCTCAATAGTGTTTTGTTTTTACTATCAGACATATTAAGGCTCTCTAAATCTTTTATTAGAGACTTAAGCTGTCTTTCATCTATTTGAGCTGATACTATCATTATACCGTTAAATCTATTGCATCGGTTTCCTCCAATGACAGTATTAGTTTTTCTTTTCTTCCTACCTCTTTAATGCTTTTGATTGAATACACAGTAGAGCCAAAAGTTATAGCAAACTCTGGACTTACACCAATAGCTACTCTATATCTTACTAAGCACTCTATTTTTTCTTTGTTGATTAATGCGTCAGCATCGTAAGTTGTATCGCCACTTTTAAAATCAAAGCTACCATAGATAGTGACAAAAGAACTGGCACTAACATCTCTTTCTCCGAATTCATTAGTGCTAAAAGTTCTTTTATATAATTTTAGCTTTCTATCTAGTTTGCCAATTATCATAGTTCAAGCAATCGGTAAGGAGTTAGTAAATGTTCAACCATTAAAGGCAATTCACTTGCAATAGTTCCAGTAACAACGTCTTGTCGGTTTTCGTAATATCTTCCAATTACAATATACATAGCTTGTACTATTGGAGCTGGTACATCACTAGCAGCACTTCCTACTACAAACTCTACTTCGACAGCGTTTGGTCTCTCGTAAGTGTTTGGAAAGTCTCCAGTATTAGATTGATATATTCGTCCTGGTCTTACCTTAGTATCTACATCGTAATTAGAAGCAGCTAAGGTTTGTAATGAATTGTCGGTATCATAGTATTTAACGTGAGTAACACTAGCTACCTCTCCTACTTGTAAATCTATATAAGGAGGGAACTCATCGTAAAAAATATTATAGGTTTGAGTTATAAGCCTTCGTCTAGTAAACTCTTCTACAACTTGAGTACCTACATCAATTAACGAAGTGATATAAGTATCGTCATCATCATAGTCTGAATCAACTCTTAGAAATGCCTTAGCTTCTGCTAAAGATATTGCAGTAGAAGTTGGTCCAGTCTTTAGAATTAGCTTACCATAAGGCACGTAATCAGAGCCTCTTAAAGCGTTGAAGTTGTAGTTAAAGTATTCCATTTAAAAAAAATTAATGGAGGGGCTATTAACCCCTCCGTTAAAATAAATAATTAAGATTGTACTAAACTAACAAATCCTATATCATTCTGTACAGCATCACCATCAACTAATGAAGTCAAGATGTATCTTGGCTCTCCAGTACCAGCGTTAGTATAGATGTCATAAATAACATCTAAACCACCGAACTGAGCTATGTGAACTTTAGAGAAGTCTCCGAATAGAGCGTGGTCTTTAGTAGCATCACCACCATTACCAACATTACTAGAAACGAAAGAAAAATATCCGTTAATAGTTTTATCTCTATTATCATACAAAGGAGAAACACTAGCAACTTGCGCGGCAGCTTTAGCAGCAGAGTATGCATTAACATCTACTAAGTAAGCCATTCTAGCTCCTTCTAATTGTACTCCAGCGTCTAAGACAAAAGCTTCCATTTGAAGAGCAGCAGCAGCGTCAAAGTCTTGGTCAAGCTCTCTGTTACAGTCACCAAAGATAGATTCTGGAGCGTTAGCAACGTCTCCAGTACCTAATAGAGCAGCTTCTAAAGTAGCAGCCACAGACTGAGCCATATTTCTTCTCAAGGCAGCCTCGATAGAAGCATTTTGAGCGATAGCCTCAGCAGATACATTTACAATAGAGATTAGTTTCTTAGGCTCTAAAGTTACGCTAGTAGCAGTACCATTATCAGCAGGAGCAGACCCACCAGTCTCAGCAACGAAGCCAGAGTTGATTGAACTAAATACTGGGAACTTCATACTGTCTACACCAGAGTAAAAGTTACATCCGGCAGAAGCTAACACGAGATTTGCTTCTAATTGGTCAGTCCAAGCCATAACTTCAGTAGCGTTACCAGCAGCAGTAGCTACAGCAGCACGAGTTAGGATTGAAGATGGTATAGCAATACCTTTAAATGATTGACCAGTATAACGAGCTTCGTTACGAGCTTCTTGGTCCATCTCTTTTACTAGACCTTCTAGACGACCAGTAGCTGCTTGATTCAAAGCGTCTTGGAAAGAATAGTCTCTCATTTCGCTAGGAGTGTTCTCTGTAATTTCTTTTACAGCCTTAGTAGCTTGGAGTTTTTCAAAAGACTCAGCACGTACTGCCATCTTGTTTAACTCCTCTACTTTTTCATTTAAAGAATCAAAATTACTTTGCTCATCAGAAGATAAGTCACGACCATCAGCAGATGCTACAAGTCCTTCCATTCTTTCGATAACCTCAGCTCTTTCTTCTTTGTAAAGTTTTGATGTTTTCATTTTACGAAAATTATTATTAATATTTATTTTTTAAGATTGTCAAACGCATTTCATTGAGGGAGCGTTGCTTCAAATCTTCTTCTTCTTTTATACCCTCTATTTTTTCAGCTTCTAAACTTTCTTCTAGTTTTTTAGCTTCTTCTTTTTCTTGCCACTCTTCCATAGAACGTAATGCAACTGAACTACTAGCAGCGTTGTATGCTGGATAAGTTACACTAGATACATCGTATAATCGAGATACCTTATCAATAGTTCTAATATTCATTCCGTCTTTTACCTCCCAGCTATCTTCTTCAACTGTGAATGCAAAGCTAGACTGGCTAATAGTACCATTCTTCAACAACTCCATTAAATCTCTAGCTGTTGAAGTGTTTGGCATATCAGCCTCGTATCTTAACCCTTTCTCATCTACAGATAGTCTTAGCGTTCCGTTAGTTGTTCTTGCTAGTATTAAATTAGCATCGTGATTAACTAAGAATCTTACATCGTCTTCTAAACGACCATCAAAAGCTCCTGGAGCAATATACTCTCGAAATCCTCCTAAGTCATTAGACTCTGAATTAAATACAGCACCGTAGCCTACTACTGTTGGCTTATCTCCATCCATTCTAAGCTCTAACTCTTGAACGTCAAAAGTTCTAACCTCAGCGTTAGGATTAGTTCTATTTATTTTTTCTTCTTCTTCGTGTCCAGGATAATGTTCATTCATAGTTATTTCTTTCATAATTTCTTTAGCTTGTTCGTGATTCTCAAAAGGCATATAATATACCTCTCCATCCATTGTATGTTCGTGATGTCCACTCCCTCCAAGTTTTTCAGCCTCAGCCTCAGCCTCATCTATTGTATCAAATAAAGGTAATTCTATTCCATCAGTAATCATTGTACCAACTTTACCTCTTATATCTTTTTCCATATTTTCTAAATATTTTTCTTCCATTTCTTTTTTTACTGGATGATTGTCAGGTAATAAATCTGTATCGTGCTTACCACCTTGAAATCTACCTTTTTTAAGAGCAAATAAAAACGAGTTAACTCTTGCCATTGCCCACTGTTCTGGACTTGATACGTTTGGTCTAACCGAGCCAGGATTAGTGTTATATGCACCTACGCCTCTATCAAAAACCTTTTCAAGTTCAGCGTAAGTAGTACGACCATTCCAATCTAAATCAAGCTCTTTTACTTCTTCATTGTGTTTTTCAACTTTATTTTCTAAAGCCTTTTTAGTTTTATCACTAACTTGGTTTTCTTCTTTCTTACCCTCTAGCTTTTTTGTTAGTTCTAAAATTACATCTTTCATACCTTGCTCTCCTAGTGTTCCAATCGTTCCCCATTTAATTTGAGCAACTACACCACCAACATTTGATAGATTAGGCTCTGTATCTCCTTTGAATTGTTTACCATCTTCAAAATGTCTTTTTATCCAAGCTTCTCTTTCTTTTATCCATTCTCTGATAGACTCCGTATCTTGTCCATCTCTTGCTCTACCCCATAACATAAAAGCCTCATTACCTCTTATATTACCTCCAGCTTTCCATATCTCTGGAGTCTGTTCTTTTATAGTTTTAGCAAAGTCAAAATCGAATTGAGGTTCTTCACTATTTCTAAGACTTATCTTTTTATCGTCTCCTTTGTTAGGAAAGTTTGTTTGTCTTTCCTCATCATCTTCCAACTGAGCATAACATACAGCGAGTCTTTGGTCGTTATCGTCATACTCTTTCATAAACTCGTCAGACATACATCTCTCGATGAACTGCTCATCTGTTTCATTTATGTTTTTAGTTGGTATCGGCATCGTCTTCTTCTTCTACGTCTCCAACTGGAGCAAAATTTAAAGGCATAAATAGCTGGTCTCCTTCTGGTCCTACTCTATTTAAGTCTTCCATTCTTCTTATTTCATTGATGCTTAATGCACCTATACTAGCCATCTCTCTATAGTAAGTAGCTCTCGAAGAACTATCTCCTCTTAGTAAAGCATTAGCATCTAGCTTAATTGTAAAGCTACCGAATTCGTTTTGTCTAAATAGCTTTCTGTTAAGCTCTTGCTCAATAAGAACCATATAAGGAGTTAAAGTAAATCTTACAAAGTCAATACTTAATGCTTCTATACTTGAATAATTAGCAGCCTTTTCTAAGTGTCCTATTAAAGATAATGGCACTTTAAAAATTCTAGCAATTTCTTCAATCTGAAATCGTCTAGTCTCTAAAAGCTGATACTTGTTAGCGTCAATATTAGTTTGCTCGAATGTCATTCCCTCTTCTAGTATAGCAGTTTTGCCAGATACAAATGTGCCAGAGTAGTTTTGATTCCAAGAGTTCTTTAATCTTGCTACAGCTTCTTTAGATAATTTACCTGGATGCTTAATCACTCCACCTACTTGAGCAGAGTTTCCTAAGTAACTATTAGCAGTATCGTTAGCTGCTATAGAAGTTGCTATAGTTGTATTTTGTGCTTTTAAAACGCTTACTCCCTCACATCCATTAAATGATAAGTTAAAGAAGTGTAACATATCTTCTTTCATTACTCCTATCTCATAGTCTTTAATGTCGTAATAAATTTGACCTTCGTGCTTTATTACTTTAACGTCTTCAGGATTTATAGGAATAAGAGAAACTGGTCTAGCATTAGAATCTCTTTCTATATAAAAATACGCATTCCCCTCTAATAATAAATTAGTCATTAGAGTATCTAGGAATGTGTATGGAGTCATATACTCATTAGGATAACGAGCTAAGAGCTGGTAGATTGGATGGCTTACGTCAGTAATCTTATCGTTATCATCCTCAACTCTATAAATTTTTATGGGTAGACTTGCTATTGATTCACTAATAACTCTAACACACGCAAAGACTGCACTAAATGTTAGAGATGTATCTCTAGTTACTGCTGTTTTGTTAGCTGCACCATAACCCCCAAAAACAGCTTTTAAAAAATTATCTCCTCGCTTTTCTGAGCGTAGAAAGTCAAATAGTCCCATAAATTTGTAATTACTTTACAAAGATAAAAGAAATCGCAAAAGTCAAATCCATACTATTCCCCTATCATCATAGGTAGAATTGTCGCTACTATCGTCATTCATATAACATCCTAGAGCCATAACAAGTGCCACCATTCCATCAATCTTCTCTGTTGATTTACTCTTATCCATTTTAATATTTCCAGCAGGGTCTGTTTTCATAGCTAAGTTAGAACACATCCACCTTAGCACTTTGTTACCAGCGTGGTTAATTTGTTTGCCTAGTACAAGCTTCTCGAGTTCTTTAGTAGGTGCTGACATACTAGCAAAGCCTTGCCCATAACTCTCCATTGGTAATCCATCTTCAGTCAAGTCTATAACTAACTGGCTTGAGTTCCATCTATCGTAAGATATGCTTTTTATATTTACGACCTCAGCTACTTCTTTTATTCTACGTTTGATGTAGTTGTAGTCTGTGACATCGCCCTCTGTTAGTTCCATTAGTCCTTCTTCTGACCAAGAAATATAATCTACTTGGTCTCTTCTTGAACGTATATAAGCATTATCTTTAGGTGTAAAGAAATATGGTATGACTGTAAACTTATCATCCTCTGGAATGATTAACAGAAATGCGCTAATATCTCTGACCGAAGCTAAATCTAATCCAGCGTATGCAGTCATTCCTTTATAGTCTTCTAAGTTAATTGGTGCTTTATTGCATTCCATCCATTGTTGGTCTGATAGCCAAAGAACATTTGAGTTCATCCATTGATTAAGATGGAGCATTCTGAAGGTATTGGTAAAACTTGGTAATTTGATTGCTCTCTCTTGTTCTCTTTTCAAATAGTCTAATTTTACTACTCCACTATCCAGACCAGGATTGGCTAATCTTAATGCTTCCTCTGTAGTCCAATCAACATCATCTGGACAATAATATTTTACATAATAAAACGAATCATCCTTGATAATATTCTCTGAAACTTTGCGACCGTATTCCTCTAGGCTATAACAGAAAGACTCTCTGTTGTAACCAGCAGTAGTAATAGCAATATTCAAAGGCTGCCTACGAGATGCAACACTAGTAGTTAGTGCATCCCACAAACTAGAGTCACGCTGAGTGAATGCCTCATCCATTATACAACAACTAGCATTATATCCATACTTACTAGAAGCCTCACTTGATAATGCTTTAAAAGATGAATTACTTTTTTCGTGAACTATACTATTCTTAAATACTTTTAAATTCTTTTTTAGTTGTTTGTCAGCTCTAACCATACCACTAGCCACGTCGAAGATTATCCCAGCTTGAGACCTATCAAAGGCACAGACATAAGTTTCTGCTGATGGCTCTCCGTCTGCAACCGTCATATAGAGTGCGATAGCTGAGATGAGTGTACTCTTTCCGTTCTTTCTTGGTAGACAAATGTATGCAGTTCTAAATCTTCTTAGACCACTATCTCTATATTTCCAACCAAACAAATCTCTTACTATTGTTTTTTGAAATGGCTCTAGCTTGAATTTTTTATTTCCCCATTCGCCTTTTAGATGGTGTATGTGATTCTCTATGAAGTAGACTACTCTATCTGCTGCCTTGTCATCAAAGTAAAAAGTCTTATCCTCTTTAGGTTTCATATTAGTCTTAGTTGAGATTGATGTTCTTTTATTCTTTTATTAGCTATATTAAAATAGTTTTTATTTTTTTCTATCCCTATAAAATTTCTATTTAAATTTTTACAAGCTACTCCAGTTGTTCCACTTCCCATAGTAAAATCTAATACTGTTTCATTTTCGTTTGTATAAGTTTTGATGAGATACTCCATTAAAGCTACAGGTTTTTGTGTTGGGTGTTGTTTCCCGTTTCTTTTGTCATCTTTATTAAACTGAAGTATATTTATAGGTTTCTTGTACCATTGTTCAGCTAAAGCTTTTCTAACTAAAACCAAGTCCATATTTGGTCTATGTTCAGTTCCTATCGTTTTGGAGTTATTAGTTCTCTTGCATAAATTATACTCGCTTTCAGTTCTTTTAATTTTTATTTCATTCCAAGTTGGTGGCTTCTTATAGAATATACATATATTCTCAAAAGCTCTTGTTGGTTGGTTTTTTATTAAACCGTTAATTTTATTCTTTTCCCATATCCAATCATACTTATAATTTTTAATATTACTCATTCTTAAAGCACTACTAAACGGCTCACTACCAAATAAAACTATAGCACCGTTAGGTTTTATTATTCTATTTAATTGTTTCCACATTTCTTCTAAAGGAATTACATTATCCCATTTACACGCTGTCGTTCCGTATGGTGGGTCTGTAATTATAGCATCAATACTATTATCTTTAATAGATTTCATTACCTCTAAACAATCTCCGTTATATAAGTCAATCATTAGTCAAAGAAGTTAAAATCGTCAGTCCTTTCTTCATTTTGCTCAGGCATACTAAGGGAAGCTCTACTCGAAGGAGTAAAACCAAATTGCGTAGCAATTTTCATTGCATTTTGTAAAGCGTTTTGCATTACTTTATATTTAGGTGCAATTTTACTGGACCTTAATCTTCCATCTTTGTCAACGGTCTGCTCTGTAAAGTTGCCCTGTAACTCTTGAGCTATCTCTCTATAGATTCCTATTTCATTACAGTACGCTGCTAAGATTGATAGGTCAGTTAGATGCAACATCTTAATGTTAGCTAGTTCGTTAGTTACTAAATGCCATTCGTCTGCACCTTGTTGATTGAGAAAGGAGGGAGCTGAAGGCATACTAACAACTTGAGAAGTTTCCATTTCATTTCCCACTGAACGAGACTTCTCTAGTGTACCTTTTAGCTCCTTTACTTTTGTTGGTATTTTTTTTCTCCCTCTCAAAATATTCTAGTTTGTGCTTGGTGGTTTTTTATTCTTTTGATAGCGTTGTCGTAGTATTCTTTGTCAAGTTCATAGCCAGTTAAATCGTAACATAAGTTGTGACAAGCTATAGCTATTGAGCCACTACCTAAATGAGTGTCTAGTATCTTATCTCCTTCTTTTGCATAGTTTATTAGTAGCCACTCGTATAACTTGACTGGTTTCTGTGTTGGGTGTATTCTTTTGTCTTTATTTTGTGCGTGTAAATGTTTAAATAATTTTGCTGGTTTTTTTATATTAGTCCAAGCCATTTCTACCATAGCAAAGCTAAAATCTAAAGCGTTGCCTTTTTGCCAGATAACAAAGTATTCAGATGTAGGTAGATTAAAATTATTTGCTCCCCAAATTATTTGTTTTTTACTTATTCTAAAAAGTTCTGTAAAATATTCTTTTTTAGGTTTTATATTATTCCAGTGTTTATTTTCATCTCCATATTTATTAACTACACTTCCACCTTTTTTAAATCTTTCTAATCCATAAGGTGGGTCTACTATTGCTAAGTCAAATTGATTGTCTTTCATCAGCTTCATAGCTTCCAAACAATCTTGGTTATGTATTTTTTTTATATCCATCTGAACTTAAACTGGTTTTAGTTTGGTAAATCTATACCCACACGATTTAGATTTAATTTTGCGTATAAAATATCGATAC